CTGCTCCGATTGAAGAACGTAAACCCCCAAAGGTTAGAGAAGAAGCTGAACCCACAAGGGCTGAACCCGTAAAAGCTGAACCCACAAAAGCGGAAAGTAAACCGATTAAATTAACTAAAGCCGAAGAACGCGCGGACTACGAAGGTGATACAGACGCCACGAGCGGAAGCCAAACTTTTAAGCCCTCTGCACGGCCCCCCGTTGCATCCACAAGCAGACCCGCTGCGTCCAGACCCGCCGTTGAGAAAACTCCCACTGCCCCTGCCAAACCCCCTAAAGCTGCCGAGAAAACTCCAGAGCCTTCTTCTAAACCTAGCTATTCAGGAGCAGGTGATAGCGACGATAGCGTCGACACCAAAAAGAAGAATGAGGTAGAACGACTCAAGCGAGTTGGTAGTGGTGCTGTTGAACAGACCATGATGGGTCCGGTTGAGACCGTTGCCCTTGGGGTTTCCAAACTCCCAGCCCTAGCCCGTGCCGGTTTTGGCGCGGCTCGAAAAGCTTACAACGACCTAACTTCTCCTTCCGGTGGAAAAGGAACCGGTAAATTCCCTGAAGAAAAACCGGAGATTAGCGTACCTAGGACTCCCGCAGTTGAGCGAAAAGCTAAGGTTGAAGGGCCCCCTGCGTCCGCAGCAGCGCCAAAGCCAAAGACATCTGCGGAACAGATGGGCTTACGGGAAACTGGCCCAATGGAGCGGGCTCGTAAAGCTAAAGAAAAGTTTGACGAAGCTGCTGAAACTGCTAGAAAAGCTAAACCCGCTGCTGATGACGAAGTAGTGCAGGAAGCAGCTAAGCGTGCAGCATCTAAACGTCAAACTCCAGACAACAGGCGCTTCCCAAATAAAGGAAGTGCTACTACCGGTCGCCCCAAAGCCAGCGGGGAATTTAAACCTACGGGTAATAAGTTTGACAGGCCGGTGGGTGAGAAACGCGGTCCAAAGACCGATGAAGTGCTTAAGCGGGAAGGACTTGCAGCCAAAAAAGGTGGCAAGATCCCAGCCTTCAAGAAAGGCGGATTTGTCAGTCGCGGTGATGGTTGCGCCCAGCGTGGCAAAACCAAAGGCAGGATGGTGTAATGCCTAGCCACAGCAAAAAACAGCACAACTTCATGGAGGCGATTGCCCATTCGCCTTCATTTGCTAAAAAAGCTGGTGTTCCTCAGTCCGTGGGCAAAGACTACGCAGAAGCTGACAAAGGTCGCAAATTTTCTAAGGGTGGTGATATGGCTGGGAATACTAAAGCCAAAAAATTTAATTATGGCGGCGACGTAGTTGATGAAGTTAGTTACGATGGATCGCCTTCATTTGGTACTGAAGCGTCATTACGGCGAGGTCGGCCGCTTACTTTTCGAGAACTTCGGGGACCAGAGCCTCAAATAACCCGAGACAATCCTGTAGAACCTCCTACTCGTACTCCTCGTACTCCTCGTACTCCTCGTACTCCTCGTACTAGTCTTACTCCTTCTCGTACTAGTCCTAATCCTTCTCGTACTGTTCCTTATTACGAACAACCGGGGTATCAGCCCCCACGGATTACACCTACTCCTGTAGAAACTCCTACTCGTGATATTCCTTATTACGAACAACCGGGGTATGAACCTCCTACTCGTGTAGATTCTACTCCTGTAGAACCTCCTACTCGTGTAGATGAGCCTCCACGGATTCCACCTACTCCTACTCCTGTAGAACCTCCTACTCGTGTAGAACCTCCTCCTCCTACTCGTGTAGAACCTCCTCCTCCTATTCCTGTAAATATGCCGCGCGGTATGAAGAAAGGCGGTATGGCCGAATCAAAAGAAATGGTCAAAAAGGAAGTGGCCTTCATGAAAAAGAAGGGCGCTCCTAAATCCATGATCAAGCATGAGAAAGAAGAAGTTAAAGGCTATGCCAAAGGTGGTTCTATTGATGGTTGTGCCATACGTGGCAAAACCAGACTCAAACGCGGCGGAATGTGCTAATGTTATCGAGCCGTGGCATGGGTAAAGTTGACCCGTCTAAAATGCCGGGCAAAAAGACGATCATCCGTAAGGATGATCCGAATCAGGTAGCCATGTACGCTGAAGGCGGGCATGTTGGTCTGTACGACAACATCAACGCCAAACGCAAACGTATCGCCCAAGGCTCTGGTGAGAAAATGAGGAAGCCCGTAGCCAATGGCGCTCCTTCCAAGCAAGACTTTATCGACTCTGCTAAAACGGCTAAAAAATGACAGTCTCCGGAGTCGCCAACTTTGACATGAACTTCACGGAACTCGCTGAAGAAGCGTTTGAACGTGCAGGTCGTGAGATGCGCTCCGGTTATGATCTTCGGACGGCGCGGCGCAGTGCCAATATCATGATGGCCGAGTGGGCCAACCGTGGTATCAATATGTGGACGATTGAACAAGGTAGCATCAATCTAGTCCAAGGTACCGCGACGTATAACTTACCGGCTGACACGGTAGACCTGCTGGAGCATGTGATCCGTACCGGGTCAGGAAATGCCTCTACCCAAGCAGATCTTAGTATAACTCGTATTAGCGTTTCCACTTACGCTACGATCCCAAACAAACTTAGCCAAGCGCGTCCAATACAAGTTTATATTGATCGCAAGCAGGATATTCCTACAGTCACCGTCTGGCCTATCCCGGACCAAGGTACAAGCGGCAGTCCATATTACACTTTTGTATACTGGCGGCTGCGCCGAATGGATAATATTAATACGGGCGTCAACACGGCTGATGTGAACTTCCGGTTCCTCCCCTGTCTTACCGCAGGGCTGGCTTATTACATAGCCATGAAGATCCCAGAAGGTGCACAGCGGCTTGATATGCTGAAGACTGAGTATGAGTACCAGTTTAAACTGGCCGCTGATGAAGATCGGGAAAAGGCGTCGGATCGGTTTGTACCTCGGCAGTACTTTATCGGTAGCAGCTAATGGGTAATCGGTTCGCCTCCGGCAAGATTGCTATTGCGGAATGCGACATGTGCGGGTTCCGGTACAAGTTAAAGGATCTCAAGAAGCTAGTAGTCAAGACAAAATTAGTTAATATTAAGGTCTGCCCTCAGTGCTGGACTCCCGATCAGCCGCAGTTGCAGTTGGGTATGTACCCGATTGATGACCCGCAAGCGTTGAGGGAACCTCGTAAAGATCTTAGTTATTATGTGTCTGGCCCTTCAGCAAACGGTTCGTTAAGTCAAGGTAGTAGGATTATTCAGTGGGGCTGGAACCCAGTAGGTGGCCCAAGAGATGATGGATTGACACCAAATGTCTTGGTTATGTACGGGCAAGTTGGTACAGTAACGGTTACGACGACATAGGAGTCCACGATGGACAAGAAAGAAGTTAAGGCTATCGCGGATACGGAAGTCCGTGCCCACGAGAAGAAAATGCACCCCGGCGCTAAAAAGATGAAGGCCGGTGGCCCCACTACGGACGACCGTATGAAGTACGGCAAGAACCTGTCTCGCGCTATGAACCAGCGCAGCGGCGCAAGGGGGCGGTGATGGGTGACTACAGCATGAAGCGCGGTGGCAAAGAAGTGGGACCTGCCTCAACTTACGCCGAGCCGCACACTATGGCGGGCAAAAAAGGCGTTGACTTGAGCAACAGCGGCTACGGTAAAAAATCTCGCTCGATAAGCCTTGATGACTTGTGCGTCAGCGTTGGCGGCGTTTCCAGCAGCGAGTGCCCACCACCCAAGACCTCTGGCATTAAAGTCCGGGGAACTGGTGCTGCAACTAAAGGTCTTATGGCGCGAGGCCCAATGGCATGAACTACGCCGATCTGGTCACTAACATATCTGACATCACGGAGAATACTTTCCTGACAAGAGATATGAACATGTTTATCCAGCAAGCTGAGCAGAAGATCTATAACACGGTCCAACTGCCTAACTTGCGGAGAAACGTGACCGGTGTGGCTACGCAATATAACAAGTACGTATCTTGCCCAAATGATTTTTTATCTGTGTACTCGATGGCGATTTTTCCCACGGGCGGCTCATACACGTTTTTGTTAAACAAGGATGTGAACTTTATCCGTGAGGCGTATCCAAACCCGACTGATTACGGTACTCCAGCCCATTACGCTATATTTGGCCCCCAGTCTTCGCTGCCAACAGAGTTGACATTTATTTTTGGCCCCACCCCAGACGTGCAATATAACGTAGAGTTGCACTATTATTACTATCCAGAATCAATCGTAACCGCTGGAACTACGTGGCTTGGGGATAATTTTGATTCCGCTCTGCTCAACGGCGCATTAGTTGAGGCTATTCGGTTTATGAAAGGTGAGCAAGATTTGATCGCGGTCTACAAAGGTATGTACGACAACGCGTTGATTCTTCTCAAACAGTTGGGCGAAGGAAAAGATCGTCAAGATGCGTACCGCAGCGGCCAGACCCGCGTGCAAGTTATTTAATTTTAGGAGTTTCTCATGGCTTTTACTGGCAACTACATGCCTACCTCGTTCAAAGTTGGATTGATGAACGGAGTATTTTCATTCTCTGCGGGTACGGGTGATGCGTATTACATTGCTCTGTACACCAACTTAGCTACGTTTGATTCCACGACCAGTGCATACACTGTGACTAACGAAGTTACTGGTACGGGATATACGGCTGGCGGAAACCTTTTGACGGTATCTACCGCACCGTCTCCATTGGGACCAACGTGGACTTCGGGCAACACGACTGCGTATATCAACTTTTCTGATACAACGTGGACGACTGCATCCATTACGGCTCGCGGTGCGTTGATTTACAAGAACAGTACGTTGACGATTGGCGGAAGCTCGATTGTTAAGCCTGTGATTGCAGTTCTGGACTTTGGTTCAGATAAGACATCAAGCGCAGCTAACTTTACTGTTCAGTTCCCGGCAGTCGGTTCTAGCCCAGCAGGTTCGACGGCGATTCTTCGGATTGCATAATGGCTATCTCTCTCAAACACCAATTTAACAGCGGTAAGCTGGACGGTTCGGATACGACGTTAGTCCAGCCGTCGAATTGGAACTCGGAGCATTTGCTGTCTATCGGCTCTCCTAAGTTGTTTGGGAGAACGTCATCTATTGGCGCAACGACATCAAGTTTGTCTGCGGTAACGCAAGCCAATCCGGGGGTATTTACAACCTCCGCCGCGCACAACCTGATTGTCGGGCAGCTAGTCACCATCACGGGTGTGGTGGGGATGACCCAGCTAAACAGCAATACTTACGTTGTTAATACGACGCCACTGACTACGACGTTTACGCTATCAAGTGAAGGTACGACCGGACTGGTTGCGCTTAATACTTCTGCATTTACGGCGTACTCGTCAGGCGGAACGGTCACCCCCACTGGCACGGGACTAGCGGAAGAGATCGCGGTTACAGGGACGGGCAGTGCGGTACTAGCCACAACCCCATCTGTTACAAACCCAACGGTTACTAACTACGTTGAGACGCTGTATACAGCCAACACTAGCACGGCGATAACTATTGATTTGGCAAACGGTACGGTCCAGAACTTGACGTTGACGGGTAACGCGACAATAACGATGCCAACGGCAGTAGCGGGTAAGTCATTCATTATCATACTGTCTCAAGACGCTACGGGAAGCCGCACAGTCACTTGGTCTACCGTGTCTTGGCCTTCAGCGACCGCACCAACGATTACAACCACCGCAAGCAAGAAGGACATCTATTCGTTTTTCTCCAACGGCACTAGCTGGTTTGGCACCACTATTGGGCAAAATTACACATAATGTTTGCTGCATCTAAATCAGGTCGAGCGGTTGCGGCGGCAAATACCGACCCGTACTTTCCTAATGTCACGTTGCTGTTGGAGCCAACCAGTACTAACGGGCAGCAGAACAACACGTTCCTTGATTCCAGCACTAACAACTTTACGTTAACCCGTAGCGGAACCCCAACGCAAGGGAGTGTGACTCCGTATTGGCCTAACGGGTATTGGGGTAACTATTTTAATGGTAGTACATCTGATTATTTAAGCACCCCAAATAGCGCAAATCTTGTTCTGGGAAGTTCAAATTATACAATTGAGTGTTGGGTATTTCCCACCGTTTCCGCATCATCTTTAGCGATGATAAGCAAGGGGAATACAAGTTCTCTGGGCACCGAGTTTTGGACGCTTGAATTTTCAAATACAACTGGAGGATTTTCGTTTTATGTTGGCGCATATAGTTCCGGCTCTCCTCTTTTAACAGGAACGGCAACCCTTAATGCTTGGAACCATATTGCAGTTGTTAGAAACGGGTTAGTACACAATCTATATGTTAACGGCACAAGCGTTTCCAATATAACTATAGGTTCTAGTTATACAGTTGCAAGTGGCGGCAATTTGTATCTTGCAACTGGATGGTATACCCCTGCCAGTCGCGCTATCACTGGATATATATCAAACGCCCGTCTTGTAATTGGCACTGCCGTTTATACATCTAATTTCACTCCATCAACCACGCCGTTGACGGCAATCACTAATACTCAACTTCTTACTTGCCAAAGCAATAGATTTGTAGATAACAGCACCAACAATTTTGCAATCACAGCTACCGGCACCCCCAAAGTCCAAGCATTCCAGCCGTTCTCACCGACTGCTTCTTACACCACCGCGTTGTATGGGGGGAGTGGGTATTTTAATGGCAGCACGGACTATCTTTCAAACGCTTCAAGTTCTGCGTTTACATTTGGAACTGCTGATTTTACGGTTGAGTATTGGGTTTATTGCCCGTCCTTGCCCGGACCGTTTACTATTCTTTGTGGCGGTAATGCAAGCTCTGCCACAGATATTGGTTTTGGATTTAACCCAAGCTCTCCGTACTGTACGCATAATGCAAACTGGCCGGTTTATACAACTACGGCAATGCCAACAAATGCGTGGACGCATCTTGCTTTTACAAGGACAAGCGGAACTTGGAAGTTGTACATGAACGGGGTTGATGTAACAACCGGCTCTCAATCAAATCCCAATGTTACAACCGCAACTTTAGGAATTGGCGCTACAAGCGGAGGAACGTCAAAGTTTATTGGTTATATATGTAATCTTCGCGTTGTTAAAGGAGTTGCCGTCTACACCGGAGCGTTTACTCCACCTACGTTGGCTCCGCTGACAACAGCAGGTTCTACAAGCGCGGCGAGCTATTCAAGCACAACCAACGTCAATACAAGTTTTGCTTCATCTGCAACCTCACTGCTAACCAACTTCACAAACGCAGGGATTTACGACGCTGCGGTGCAGAACAATGAAGTAACGGTAGGAAGCGCACAGGCAAGCACCACGGTAGCTAAGTGGTCGCCAACGAGCATGAAGTTCAACGGGACTACGGATTATTTAACCTCAGTTCGGGGCGATGGATACAACTTAGGAACCGTATACACAGTTGAAGCGTGGGTGTACCCGTCTTCTGTTAGTGGGAATCAAGGAATAATAAATTTATCAACTGGCGCTACAGTTAACGCGGGGTTTAACTTTTATTTAGTCGGCTCAACTGTAACTGTTAATAATGGCTCGATTGGCGGCACCGGACCTTCTGGCGGAACACTAACAACAGGCCAGTGGTATTATATCGCTATTGTTTGCAACGGAACTAATACGGTTTTGTATATAAATGGCACTTTAACAAATACTTATGTTGGAGTCACAGGATTTACTGGAACGTGGACAAATGCAACAATCGGAAACATTGCAGATAAAACAATGTATTTTAACGGGTATATACAAGACCTACGTTTAACAAAAGGTATTGCCCGTACAATTACAACACCAACAGCCGCGTTCCCAACGAGGTAACCATGCAACTTGCTAACCCAGACCTCATCATCAAAGACCACACAGAGTGGTTCCCCAACACATCGTTTGGCGACCGTGGTCCAGCTTTTGACTGGATTGCCGAACAGGGCTACTACATCATCACGGTGTGGAAGCCACACAACCACAACACAGAGAAGCTGGTATCTGCTGCCCCGCATCTGTATGACGGGATGTGCTGCATCGTTGACGTTGAGCCGCTGACTGCTGAAGAACTTCAGGCGCGAATCGACACGGAATGGAACGCAATCCGCAGCCGCCGCAACGTGATGCTCAAAGACTCAGATTGGACTCAGGTGGCTGATGCCCCGGTTGACAAAACAGCATGGGCAACGTACCGTCAGGGGTTGCGCGACATCACCAAACAGGCTGATCCGTCTAACATTGTTTGGCCGAAGGCACCATAATGGAAAACCAAAAACCCGAAAAACCTGACGACAAGTATGAGTACATCTGGGATGACGAAGCCCAGAAGTGGGTACCTGTAATTCCTTGTGTCATTGAAGTAAGCGGTGTAAGCGCAGAACTATTCACGCTGGGGTAAGTCATGGCTGCTGCGTTCAGCCTAGCGTTTGACCCAAACGCTTTTGAGGTAGAAGCTGGCGCAGTAGTTACTGGGGTTCAGGGCACCGGTAGCGTAGGAACAGTTCAAGCGGTCGATACAAACGGCGCGTTTGATGGTGCTGGCTTCGACCCCACTGCGTTCTATGTTGCGGGTCTAACCGCTACCGGAGTCCAAGGTACCGGTGCTGTTGGCACCGTAGCAGTTACCTTTAATCAAAATGTCTCTGTTACCGGCGTTGCCGGTACGGGCGCAATAGGAACACCGACAACTCAGCTTGGTGTTCAAGTTACTGGGGTTCAAGGTACTGGCTCTATAGGTCAGACCGTTGTACCTCTTTCAGTTGCAGTTACCGGAGTTGCCGGTACTGGTCAAGTCGGCCAAGTAGCCGCAGTATTTCCTCTTGCCTATACAGTTACCGGAATTTCCGGTACTGGATCAATAGGGACGACAAATACTGAGCTTGGTATTCCGGTCACTGGAGTTGCCGGTACTGGGTCAATTGGCTCGGCAGTTGTAGCAACCGCGTTTGTAGTCACAGGCGTTTCAGGTACTGGGTCAGTCGGCCAGATAGTTGCGTCTATCCCTATTTCTTATACGGTTACCGGAGTTGGAGGTACCGGGGCGGTAGGCCAAGTAGCCGCTGTTTTCCCAAGTAACAATGCTGTTACCGGAATTGAAGGTACCGGTGCTGTTGGGTCAGTACAGGCTATTGTTTCAGTTGACATTTCTGTAACTGGGGTATCAGGTACGGGTCAAATTGGAACCGTTGCTTTAGTCGGTACCGATGGAGCGTTTGATGCTGGCGGATTCCTAAACTCCGCGTTCTATGTTGCGGGTTTAACTCTTTCTGGAGTCCAAGGTACTGGTCAAGTCGGCCAGATAGACGCGGTTATCCCTTCATCTTACACAGTTACCGGGGTTGAAGGTACCGGTACGGTTGGTCAGGCGGTTGTAGCAACATCGTTTGTTATTACTGGTGTTGAAGGTACAGGCCAAGTTGGGTCAGCCACTTCTGGCGTGGCGGTTTCGATCACACTTACAGGTGTATCGGGCACAGGCCAAGTTGGGTTTGCTGCACTAGTAGGTACGGACGGAGCGTTTGACGCTGGCGCATTCCAGAACACCGCATTTTATGTTTCTGGGCTAACTGCTACTGGCGTTCAGGGTGACGGCGCTGTTGGTCAGGTTAATGTATTAACCCCATTTGCTGTTAGCGGCGTTTCCGGTACGGGCGCGGTCGGTCAAGTAACGGCAGCGATTCCGTCTTCGGCCACAGTTACTGGAGTAGAAGGCACTGGACAAGTAGGTACCGTAACAGCAGTTTCTGGAGTTATCGCTCCTGTTACTGGGGTACAAGGTACCGGTGATGTTGGTCAGATAGTCGCCCCAATTACAGTTTTAGTTACCGGTGTTGAAGGCGTCGGTCAGATTGGGCAACTGTTTAGCTCCGTAGTTGTATACGTTGATGGGGTATCTGCTACCGGGTCGATTGGGTCAGTAACAACTCAACTCGGAGTTGCCGTTACCGGTGTGCAAGGCACTGGACAAATTGGTAATGTTGTTGTACCCCAACCTGTTGTATTATTAGTTAATGGCATTCAAGGCGTTGGGCGTGTCGGCCAAGTCACCCTTCCGTATAACAATTGGACTGTAATACCCACCCCCCAAGACCCGAACTGGGGCACAATCAGCAACCCACAGACCCCCACGTGGGGGCAAGTCAGCAACACTCAGACTCCAAACTGGTCTACTGTAACCTCAAACCCAAACCCGCCCGGATGGACGCAAGTTACTAACGATACTGACTCTCCGTCTTGGATACAAATAGCTGCGTAAGGAACACTCATGGCAACCCCACTTCTTGGTCTGGCTCTACCCGTAACTGGCTCCCTTAACAATGCGTGGGGTGATACGGTTAATAACTCGATTACTTCTCTGCTTGACTCGGCGGTGGCTGGGACGACGACGCTCTCTACCGATGCCGATGTAACGCTAACGACTACACAAGAAGCCTCTAATCAATCTCGATCAGCCGTTCTTTTATGGACCGCTGCCGGAACAACCACCCGGACAATCACGGCCCCGGCTCAAAGCAAAGCCTACGTTGTTATCAACTCCAGCGGTACGCAGTCTATTAAGTTAGTCGGAGTAGGGCCAACTACGGGCATCACAATCGCCCCCAACGAAAAGTGCGTAGCCGCATGGAACGGATCTGATTTTGTAAAAGTTTCTGGGCTTACCTTAACGACAACGGGGACCAGCGGTGCGGCAACTCTTGTAGGTAACACACTAAACATTCCTCAATACGCTGGCGGTGGGGGTGGTGGGACGGTTACGTCGGTCGGTGGTACGGGCACGGTTAACGGCATTTCTTTGTCGGGTACGGTCACAAGCACGGGTAACTTGACCCTCGGCGGGTCTCTTTCTGGCGTTAACTTGGCTACTCAAGTAACGGGCAACCTGCCGGTT